CGCAGACCGTAATGATATTGTCGAATTTGAAAATATTGTCTCCGTAAATGACTATGTTTTACCAATGGCAGAATTGAGTGAGAAAGGGCAAAAATTTAATTCACCCATTATAATACTCACATCGAACTGTAGATTTGGTGATACCTTAGTCACGACAAGTTCCACTCATTTGGAAGAACCGTGGGCCGTTTGGAGGAGAATTACTTTCCCTCTCTTGGTACACGACAAGAAGTGCTTCGAAATCCATCCGAAGGCTTCAGGCAACCAAATTAATCTATGGAACCGTAAATATTTCGGGAGTGGCGAAAAATGCACGGCTAGTTTACACTGGTCACAAGCAATGAGCCATTATCCTCCCGAGGAGACATTTTCATTAGAACCTTATAAAGGAAGTGTAACAACAATCGTCCAGCGAATGTTGAAAGAGATGGATGAAAGATTTGATTATCATAAATTCAACTTTCAAGGAGTTTGGGGACAAACAATTTCTCGCAAGAGAATAGAATGTATTCCTAGTCATGAACCACTACTATGGGATGTCTATGTTAATGATGTAGACTTACCTAACAGTGATAAAGACTGGACCCTCGAACTTCAATTTCCATCTCATCCCCCAAAGGAAACTCCTGTGGTCAAAGCGCAAGCATTGTCCGAACCATTAAAAGTCCGGATGATCACCGCCGCTGAGTCAGAAACGAAAGTCCTACAGCCATTTCAAAAGGCACTTTGGAACTATCTTTCTGAGCAACCGCAGTTTTGTTTAACCAATGGGGTTAAAGCTCCCTGGTCAGAACACGAGTCCTTCGAGGATGATACACTTCCATGGATATACCGTATTGAAACAATGATACAGGAAATACAAAGTCGAACAGATGAAGACTTTTTATGGCTATCGGGTGATTACACGGCAGCAACGGACAACTTCCCTATGTCAGTAACAGAGGCTCTCATTGAGGGCATTCTCTCTGAAATTGACCATAAACCCACTCAAGAATGGGTTCGATGGGAGTGTTCAAGTCACCGTATATTATACCCGAAAGGTAAAGAAGGTCATCAAACATCAGGACAATTAATGGGGAGCCTATTAAGCTTCCCTCTCCTATGTTTTCTGAACGACTACATTGTTTCATATTCTGGATTTACCCCTTATTCATATCTAATTAATGGGGATGATGTTGTTGCTCGTGGATCTATGGAAACAATCGAGAAGTGGCGCAATCAAGCACCACAGGTCGGTTTATCCTTGTCCTTGGGCAAAAATTTTATTGATCCAGACTTTTGTACTGTTAATTCACAATTATTCTATAACGGAAGGGTACTTCACACTGGCAAAGTTTCATGCCAATCACGTGTTGGAGTATCTCTTTCCTATTGTTTTGAGGAAACCCAGTTTTATTGGGGTACTCATGATTGGGTGAAGTACGAGTTCTTAAAAAGAAATCTATTAGAACTTCGGAAAACACCCAGATCTCTCCACTTAGGAAAAAAGTGGGGGGGATTAGGACTTGTGAATTCTCTAGATACAGGTATACGGTATGATCACGGACTTATGAAAGAAGTTTATCTGCGAGATCTCTTATCAAATTTTGAAAAGAGTCAAAAAATCCCTGGCACAACCATTCGGGCAGTTCCTATCCCTGTTTTAAGGGGAGAAGTCTCTCGAAATGACGGTGAACTTTTAGGGAAGAGTTTAATGAATTCCATCAGAACTTTTCTATATCAAAAAGAAGAGCTCAAATGTGGAGATTTAACTCATGCAGATTTACATAAATTTCGGAAGAGGGTGAATATCTACCCCGATTCCATCCGTGATAAAATTGGTTCTATTATAAAGTCTGGAAGGTACTCAATTAAGGATTTTCCTCCACTCGATTTTATTGAGGTTAGCTATATATTTGTTCAAGATGGTCGCAGTCGGTTTATTCTAGACCGAGCAAGGCAACATTGCCTAGACCTGTTTGAGCGAATTTTGTTTAACCCCGATTCTCTTCATCCTTTCGAATGGGAGGGTGGTGAGCTTCAGGAGCTTCCTGATACTCAACAAGAGTGGAACAAGATAAAGGAAATATTTCTTGACAAGAATCTCCTTTTAAATGAACCTTCAGACTTATCTGACTTGGATTATACAGAGGATATCGCTAGATGGTTCAATGAAGTACAAGAGGAACCAAGATTCGAGGGTAAGGGTGAATATTGCCCCTTGCCTTTTGATTCAACTCCGATACAGGAGTTTCTTGGTGTTTTCAATGACTCATTGGAACCAATTGAGCAGGAAATAAGCAAAAATAATGATTTGCCCCCGACAGACACCGAGACCGACGGGTCTCAAGCTGAGTAAGGTAACAAGCTTTACTTGGCGTTGTTGGGGGGTGTCCATGGATTTTCGCATACTGGATTTCAGGGTAAACATATGCTGAGACTAGGAGTCTTTCAATCTCGAACTATCATACTGATAATTCTCTTGCAGGAACTGCGTAACATGTAACCGGAATTAATTCTGGGACAAGTGAAGAGAGATGATAGGGAGGGTGTTGGAACTCCGAAATAGCCTCTAGTTTATCTGTTCGATTCGGATGAGTTGAACGGAAATCGAGTATTCCTTGGATGCTCA